GTATACCATACCCATTGAAAATCAACATCAAGAACAAGACCTGCTCTTATAAGTTCATACTTGTAGTCTATTGCTTCTGTAGCTTTAATTTTGTACAGTCTAACTACATTATCTACCCACTCTATATTTATGCTTTTAGGAGTTTCCACATGTACCTTTTTTCTAATTCTGTTTGTAGGTCAGTTGCGTGTTCTTTACTATCAAATACAACTCCAGTAATATTATACTGGCTCATTAACCATTCGCTATAATTCATTCCACTATTACTATACCAAACATGGGCATCAATAGTAACCATGTTGTCCTTATTCAATAGCAACTGTGCCTGATCTAATTTAAATTTTTCAAATAACATTTTGAGTAAGTTATAGCAACTTTCATTACCTCGTATGTCATGGAATGCGGGCCATGTAACTGTGTATTTGTGTTTCAGTTCACTTAATATAAAAGGACTACTCATAACCACCTCAAACTAAAAAGTAATGCATCCTGTTCGTTATGAAATTGCCATTTATAGACACCTGGTATAGCTCTGCCTCCCCAAAAGCAGCACCACACTCCATCTCTATTATCTATAACACTCCAGCGTTTGCCAAACTTTTGTTCACACCAAACTGTTTGTGCAGCATGACTGTCCCCTCTAGATTTGGGTACGGTGATTGTATATGGAAAATCTTTCATGACCATCTTAATGTAAACATAATGTAATCACGCTCATATCTAAATTTAAAGCCAGAACTTTCTGCAAATCTTATCCATCTAGTATGCCGTTCAGTGCCATCTATATTCTCATAGAGCCAAGTTACTATTTCAGAGTGTTTGAACGGACTTGTGTTTTCTAAAATGATAGTATACCATCCTGGATTAGTATTGTCCCATCCTTTATCATAATCATAGTAATTAAAGACAGCAACATCAGTCTTGCTCACCTGTAATCTCTTTTTCTACTAATGTGTATTGGCGCCAATCATCGTTAGGATCATACATCAATGTAAAGTATGTATAGTCACTTTCTTTAGTGAACCATACAAACAATTCATAACCCGCAGTTTGATACTTAAACTCTACACCTTGTTCTTTGCGGAATCGTTCAAATCTTCTTAGTATTAATGCTCTGGCCATTTGCGCTGACATACCACCAGCACCATATGGCAAATCAAATTTTAGTAATTTTATAAACATACTAAAGAAAAATGTATAGCGTCCTTTTCTTCCATAAAAATAAAATCCATGCTATCTTCGGTAAGATGAGTAATATACTTCAACCCCGGAAGTCCAAATGTTTCTATGGCAAAGATACATTTTTCATCCCAATTTGAAATTGTATCTCCGTACTTCCATGGAATATTGACGGTATACTTGTATTTAGTATCCTGCGGCATCAAGCAAACCCTTGATTTCTTTTACTTTGTCGGGATTCCGTTTAAATTTGATAGCCCATAGTTCAGGATTAATATAATCAAGAACCATCTTAACCTGTGTTTGATCTAGTTCATCTAAAAACTTTGTGCCACTATTACTTTGATATAACATCCATGGGCTAATTTTACCTGTTGTTATCGCATAACAAACACGGTTACGGTTAGCATAACGCAATACATCTTTAGTTTGTATCGTTTCAACTTCAGCTAGTTTTTGTGTTGTTTCAATACTTCTTGCAACTGCATCAAGTGGATCTTCTTCACGCAAGTATTCAACTAGAAATTTTGTATAGGTGGTGTCAGTATTCCATGTATCAATCTTGACTTGATTCTTTAACAGCCAATCTACAAATCTGCTAACATTCAACACATTGGCATCACTACAATATGTGCCGAATTTTACGAATGCAGTATAGTATGCCGACTTAATAAATTCTTCGTAGGTTTTTTGCTTTTTAGTACTAGTATTCTTTTTGTAAAACTGTAGCCATGCTTGAAAGCCCAGTCTATTACCTTGCAGTTCTTTGTTCAACCATCGTTGTTTGTATTCACACAAATGCTTTGCGATGGTAGTCTCGCGCAAAAAACTACGCCCACAAAAATCACAACTAAAATTTTTAGTTTCAGTTGCCCCTGTCTTTTTCATATTGTTCAATGTCTTTGTCGGTTACGATTTGATTTAATGTTTCAATATCTTCAATTTTAAGATAAGGAAACAATTCACTTAAATGAATTTTACGCTTGTTGTCTCGGACGAATTCTTCTGCGAATTCTTGCAATGTACTACTATCTGTGTTTGGATATACCTTTGCAAAGTACTCTTTAATGTCTTTGACTTTTGCCGGAGATTTTAACTTACTTACACTACTTGAGATATGCGGTATCCACTGATGAAACTGTTTACCTACACCCGGACTTGATGCACACAACATCATCCAAACTAGTTTAGGATGCTTTTGTACATTTTCATTAAACAAATATTTGTTAGCGAACTGGTTAACGCTCATTACATAGTAACGGCTTAAGCCTTCACTACCTTTGATTGCGCTCATCCAATGAGTCATCATAAAGGGAACAAACTTTTTCTGTTGCTCCTCAGTCAGCTTATCATAGTATCCATAATCTTTTTTGTCTAAAGCCGCAAGCACTTCAAACAAGTCAAGATCCTGCTTTTCAAACTTTTCGTCTTTGGATAACTTTTCTTTTGCCATCAAAACGCCTGATTATAATCTACAATCTCACAGTTTCTACTAATCTCTTTAACAAAGTAAACACATCTGGGCTTAGGACCATCGTCAATGGGCACAGATAAAAACTGTCCGTTCTTTAATCTAGGGGCATACCAAGTTACATCATGGTATATGTCTATGATTTCAATGGGTAGAAAATCTGGCCTAAAGCTGCTAAGTGGATTAAATTCAAATGCTGAAAAGCCTCTGTCATTAATACTAGTAAGTGGAAGTGTTTCTAAGTCGCCGTGTTCTTTCTCACCGATAAGTATCTGCCAATCTACTGGCATCTTAATACGCTTGTTGCCAATGTTTAATACCAGTGCAGGCGCGCTAAAGCTTTCTAAAAAGATTAATGGAATATAATGATAGTCTACATTTTGTGGATTACTGTTGTCTAGTATTGCAAAACGCAGATCGTCTATTTCTTCAGGAAGATTTTCTAGGTTGTAAGGTTGATTGTCTAATGTTAATATCCGCATATTATGAATATATCACTTATAATTAAGTTTTTCAATATCAAATGGATAACTTGCCTCTTTGTAAAAGGCTTTTCGTTGACTCAAATGCCGTTTGGCAAATTTACAACTACTTGTCATGTCCCAGATTTGTACGAAGTCCTTGTCCTCAGCTTTTCTAATGCCTCGCCCAATAGATTGTATAACCCTAACAAAGCTTTTTCCGGGCTCCAAAAGAACCAGATTAAAAATCCTAGGAATATTAATACCCACAGCGGCCACACCGTAAGTCGCCACAATAATCTTATCACTACTCGTTGCCACTTCATCGTATTCTTCTTTTCTTTCTGTTAGTTTTGTTTCACCGCTGACAAATACTGCATTAGGTAATCGGTCTACTAATTCTTTGCCGGCAGCTACACGGTCAACAAGGATTAAAGTATTACCACTGTCTTTTATTTTTAAGATTAGCTCGGCGATTGTGTCTAATCTTTTCTTATCTTCTAATAAATGTTTTAGTTCACTTTGGTAGTTTGTAAACTCTACGCCATCTTGCAGTTGCACAATGTTCACATGACATTGTGCCAACACACCTTTGTCTTGTAATTCGCTGGCACTTAGTTTTCCTACAACAGGTCCTATGCTAACAAATAATGCTTGTGCTTCAAACTTTGCTTTAGGAATCGTTCCAGTAAGTCCCCAACGAATCGGTACATGACTGAATACACTTGTCATTAATGTTTTAAGTGCGTCTGCCTTTGCTTGATGCACCTCGTCTACAATGATACAAACAACATCTTCAATAAACTCGCCGATAGGAATTTCTGCTTCGCCCGCTTTAGTTTTCTTCAACATATTGTTGAGACTTTGCCAAGTGCAAATTGTATGTGTCTTGCCTATCTCTTTTCTATCACCGAAGTAGACACCCACATCAAGTCCTACATTGCGATAATCTTCTTCTGTTTGTGTAACTAGACTTTTGTTAGGAACGATTACGATACTGCGTCCATAGTTTTGTATGCTATAACTCAATGCTGCCGTTGTAATTGTTTTACCTGCACCTGTTGCGACTTCCTGAATACACTGCGGATTCTCTAAGAAACGGTTAATAACTTCTACTTGATAGTCACGCAACTTAATAGACTGACCCTCTAATGGATGCTTTTTGGGCCAAACATGAGTAAAAAACAGATCCTCGGACACTTGAGCAAAATTGAATGTCGTAGAATACTCACGCAAGTCCTCCAACTGAATATCGTATCCTGCCTGATCAAGTAAGGGTAAAATCTCAGGCAATAGATTAAGATAAGTGCTACCACCTAAACTAAAATAACTTACCTTACCATTCCAACGACCTAACCTAACCGCGGGCAAATACCTTGCACCAGGAATTTCGTACTCAAACATCTTCATCAATGTGCGCCGATCTCCTACTTCTAAACCCTCAAGCTTTACATTGACTTCATCTTTTACTATGATTTTACATTCTTTCATGATATCTTTATGGGAGTGTTGTTGAGTACTTTGATTCTTTTAGTAATATTAAGATCGGATACAGTATGCTTGTAATTCATTTTGCTAGAAAAATAAATGATAGCTATTTTTTTAGCTTGATAACTATCAACATCTTCTAAGAATAATTTCATTAAATTAAAAACTTGAATTCCAGATTCAGAAAATTTTTGTCTTAATTCGGTCTTCAATGATTGGGGCAAAGAGTGTTCTGCAATTATACCAACTGCATCGCATTCTATTTCACGAAGCCAATGAGGTAGATCAAAAATATCTTCAATTAAGATTTCAGTATCGTATTCACTGGCAAATTTAGTTTTTTTGTTTTGAAATTTTATTTCATCCGAGATATCTACACCTAGAGTAGAAAGATATGCTAGTGTTTTTGTATCAGTATTTAGTGTTGTATTAGACAACTGATTATGAATATGATTGTTGATAGCCGCAATCATATATTGATTATTTACCTTTACCAGAGTTGGGTTCCAATACTTGGCAGAATCATGCCTTTTTAGTTTTTCTAAAAGTGTTTTAGTCGTATCGCAGTAGTTGATTACTGGATAATATTTTTTAGCTGTGTTTAAAATCAACTTCAAAGAATACGATCCATACGGAGCCGAATATCTTTTGTTATCCTTATCCCATTTAAAAAAATGAGTTTGTGTTCTTAAATCACTTATAAATTTTTTACTGAAGGGAGACCGAAAGTATATGAAATTGTTTTCAATATAAATCTTTGCCTCTGTATATTCTTTTTCACTGGGGACAATATTGGTTGCTTGCCAATTTAATTTAGATATCAAGGTAGGTGAAATTTTATTCTTTGTTAGTTGTCGCTGATATTTAATAACCAATTTTTCAAATAACGCTATTTGGTTTGTAGTTACAGACTGATTTTGTAAAATGGCAAAGTGCAAATTGGTAACAAACTTTAAGTCTAATGAACTTAGTTTCATCATTCCAACCTGCATGTAGTATACCAAATGTTCCCGAGTTTTTAATTCAATCATCTTTTGATTTTAGCATTTTATAGCATACAATCGCAAGTACAAAGGCAAAAAAAAGGGGACCGAAGTCCCCTTTATTTCTGAAATTTTTATTTCAATCCATATCAGCATACCACTGACCGTTTTTAAATTCAGCATGAAATTCCGGTGTGCCGTGCTTTTCAAAAGAAAAATATAAAACTGGGACACCGTCAACTAATCTTACCTGCGGGCTATGCACTTCAGTTGGTTTAAAGGGTTGTCCGTATCCAGTATTTCCTACCATGATGGTCATTGTCTGCCCTTGATTTTCAACCATAGTGCTTTCAGTAATAGGCTTTTTGCCATCCATAATACTTAGTAAGTCTTTCATTTGCATGATAATAAATCCTTTAATATATTTATTCCTAAACAAAAAAAGGGAACCGAAGTTCCCTAAAGTTTGCTACAGGAGAAATTAATTCTTCATGCACGTGGCACGTGCCAGATTCTGCCAATTGGTCGGGCTAATCTTAACCAAATCAGCAATCTTCAAAGTCATACGCAAGGACACTTCACGCAACTTGTTGTGATTGTCCC